TTAAACCTGGGGATGTTTTAGAAGTATATAATAGGAATGATGGTCCTTATATACCAAGAGAAACAGAGATTATTTATTTAGGAGAAGAAGATATAGATGGTGTCAAATACGCGCTTTATTTTACAATAGATAATAATAAAAAAAAAGGATACGTTTCTGACATTTATAAGAGACCAATGGATGTTTTCAAAGACTTCATAGACCAAGGAATTTATAGAAACAATAGCGGATCCAAAATACCAAAATCAATTCTAAAAGACATCGAATTTAATGTTGAAAAACAAAAAGAAAATCTTGCTGTGTTTGAAGAAGAAGTTCAAAAAAAGTTAAAAAAAATATCGCCTGCCGTAAAAAAACGAAGAAGTTCAAAAGGAAGTTCAAAAGGAAGTTCAAAAGGAAGTTCAAAAGGAAGTTCACCAGACGTAAAAAACGAAAAAGATTCTGTATTAACGTCTGACGTAAAAAACGAAATATTGAGTTATTTTAGCGATAAAAAACACGCAAGAAAGCATTATAAAGGTGGTCGTATAAAGACAACAAAAAAAACAAGATGCTGTAAAGTCCAAAAAAGCAGAAAATCAAGAAAACATTAAAAATAAAATCAAGAAGAAATATTTATGAAAATCTCATTTAAAATGGGTGTTTTATACCAGTGAAGATTTGAAACCGCACCCCTAATGGGTGCTATGGTTCAAACTGTAACTGGTAACTTAGTTGAAGTTTCATCCGCTGTGCTGATTGAAATCTTCAACGGTGTAAATGAGAAAATGTGTAAATTATCTACCCTGAATCTTCTAAATAAAGCATTAAAAAGCCCTTTATAATTACACACCGTCCATTGTGATAAATTCAATGTCATCTTAAAAATCATACATATCATTACCTGTTACAAATATTTCTTTATGAATTTCTTCACTAATAATATAATACCCTTTTTCCTCCATTTTATATAAAATAAGCATATAAAAAAATATACCCTACTGGATATAAATTTTTATTGAGTTTGATATGATTTTTATTTGCCAATATAAATATTTTTAGGTACAAAATATAGTTTTTCATTTTCTTTTACAAAACAATCCATATGTTTTCCATAATTATAATTACAATATAAATCTAAATATTGAAGAACATTCGGATTATCATTTTTTGGAAATAACCCAGAGTAATTTATTATGCCATCAAATACAAAATCATTAACAATCATACCTTTTATAAAGACATTTTCAGAAGATATTAAAATTCCAAAACCATTTTTTTTATCATTTTGCCATATACCTTCATACTTATCACCATTCGGATAATCCATAATACCACAACCATGTTTATAACCGTAAAATAATTCACCTATATATTGAGAACCGTCATCATATGTAACATAATGAATAGTTTTTGATGTATAATTATTGTTACAAACGTTTTTATAATCATCGTATAGTTTATCAAAAGAAGAGACCAAATTATATATATCAGGCATAACAACAAATCGATTTCTTTTATTAGTATTTTTTCTATTTCTCAAAGACTTATCGAATAGAAACAGACATATATTACTATTCGAATTCATACATTTATTAAATGTAAGAAACATAATAGATGAAACAACCAAAGTTAAAACAATAAATAATGCCATTTTGTAAAATATTGAAATACTATTAATCAATAGTATCTATCCATAAAAATAATCAATTTTTCGAAAAAACAATATAAAAAATACGAACTAGTATAATGTGGTTAGTATGGAATATCACCACCGGATTTAGCTCAGTTGGTAGAGCATTTGACTGTAGAGGTAAAAGATATTGATATAGATATCAAATTGTCACCTGTTCGATTCAGGTAATTCGGACTTTTGATATTAGCGTACTAACCCATAAGCGTTAGTGGTGTAGTGGTAACATGGAACCCTTCCAAGGTTTCGCTGGGGGTTCGATTCCCTCCTAACGCAAGAATAGATATCGTATGAATTTATGATTTGTATTTATACGATATGATATTGGTGCTGTGTAAAAAACTATTATCGATAAAGTTCTAAAAATGTAGTAATGGTTTGTGTATTTTGAATATATTCAGGATTATTAATCATTCCATCAAAACCTTTTAATTCATTCAATTTAAAAGTAGGCATTATCAAATTATAAGACGGAATACTATCAATAGACTGTATATCAAAAGGACAACGTATAATATAATAATTTTCAGATGGATTACCACCTAATATTAACCAATCACTATTGATAGAAAGATTTTTCAAATTTTTAGATGAGAACAATAAAACAGGTAGATTATATTTTGACGAAATGGCCCATAAATCTAAATTAGTAATAAAATATTCTTCAGACATAATAAGGTCTTGGAACTGAATTTGATTAGTCGATAATCTACTCATCATAGATGCTTTGCCTTGTTTGCTTAATATTTTGATAATTTTTGTTTTATATTTTTCATAAATATCAGTGTAAGAATTCCATAGAATTTTACGAATTGTTTCGATAGGAACATTGGTTTTTAAACGTTCTTGTAAAATATAATTTATTATAATAAAACTACATTTTTGAGTATTATCGAAAACAATTTCTTTGGCATTCGATGGTATAATACGTTTCCATTTATTATTAGTAATACTATCATATTTTTCCTTTATACATTCTGATTCAAAATTCTCAAATTCATTATTTTCTACTTCTGAAAAGTTATATTGTGTAGTTAATGGTATATTGTTTGAATATTTTTGAGTAATAATGGGGTTTGCTAAATCATAATTTATATTATTGATATAGTTATTCATTTCAAATGGAATTAGGTCATCGAAATAATCACTATTCAATAACGATTGTAACATAATGATTTCATTTGATTCAATATTATATTCAATATTCGAAATATTCAAAAACCGTTTTGGATTTAACATGAACAATCGAATGCGTTTATAGCGTAGTAATTCATCCGCAATTCGTACAAAATATTCAATAGAATTATCTCTAGCATTTACCAAGTTTTTCTGTGGAATCATAATCAAACAAGAACCATTTTCTTTTGCCAAACAATATTTTTTGTTATTACAATTCGAAATACAACTCGAAATTTCAGTTAATTGATAGATAAGTTCTTCTGGCATTTTATCAAAATTATCGAATAATACTGAATTACGAGTTAAATGTTTTAATAGAATAACTATTTTTTTCAATTTATTTCTATATAAATAACTTGGATTATCTAATAAATCTACAATTTTACCACGTACTTCTCTGTTTAAATAATCATTCAATAATATACGAATGGTTGTTCTAAACGCACTATAGAATTGAGTTTCTAAAGTAATTTTACGTATAGTTTTAGAGCGTATTGAATCATCTTTTTTGGTAGTAAAAATAGTTTTATCGGCTACTAAATAATTTGTATTATTCAAGGATGGGATGGCGTCTTGAACGTCATCTGGAATAGGTGGGTCAATTTGTACAAATTGATTCGTTTCAGTCAATAGACCAACAATCAAATTATCTTCAATCACTTTGACACGAGGTTTACATAATATATTTCCATTAGAGTTGTTGGATACAGATGTTAAAAAATCTCTCGTTTTATAATAATCATTCCATTTAATATCGTCCATATAAATCGTTTTAATATTATCCATAGATGATGATGGGTAACAAGGAATGAAAAATCCGTTTTTATTTTCTTCGTTAATATTTACAATAACACCTATAATTTTACTTTGATAGTTCATTACTTGCGATTCTACAATCATCTTATCCATAATTAATAATTTAAATAAATCAATCAAATCGATATTCTTTTTGAATTTATATATATTTGGCATGCTAGGTAATGCTTTACAACTTTTATTATAAACATTATTAATCATTTGTAGAACAGATTTCAGATTTGTAAATTTCGTATTTTCAGTAAATGTTTTTTTAGTAATAATTTGTCTTTCTGATTTTTTATCTTCAAAACCATAAATAGGTTCATAGTATTTATTTTGTTTTAATAAAATCAATGTTTCTCGGTTTTTATCATAAAATTTATTAGAATATGAATTAGTAGGACATAATATTTGTATATTATCGGTAATATCAGAGTCGATTATTTCAATAATAACAAGATTGATACCTTTTGGGAATAATTTCGAATTATCACTTGTAACAATATCCCATAAATAAGTATGGTCAATCAATGAATCAGGGTCACGTAAAAAATTCAAAAAGTTCTCAAATGCCGCAATCGTATCTTCTAAAAAATCCATTTGCGATTCATTCGATGTATCGATACTTTTGAAGAATTCAGTATTAGAATATTTATTCATAGTATCTTCCTGTATTTCTATTTTTTTAGGTTTAAATACAGATGGTAATGAACCGTTATGATATTTCAAAAACATATCGAGACTAATACTTTCAGCTAATATATTACGCATTTCGGCGATAGTAGGCGTATTCAAACCTTTTTTATAATATTCTTGTTTAAGAGCATATATATCAGCTAAACTACCAATAAATGATTGGTTTCTGCTTTGTTCTACACCATATCTTAATAAAACTGGTGTATTGGGTTTAATAATAGCAGGATTTTGTTTTGATTGGGCGATAGAATTATCAGTTTTAAGAAAGAGTTCAACTGCTAATGGAAGAAATCCCCATCTGGTTTGTTGTAGAGGATATTTATCAAATCCAACAATATAGGATTTGAAATCCATTTCGGTTTCAGGTTGATTAGCTATAGTATCTTTATCGGCAGCGGCCAGACATTCTTTACGACGGTCAACTTGTTGTTTAGCATCCCAGCTCTTTTTAAAACAGCAAGGCATACAAACATTCTCGGGGTGGGCTTTTTTATCTAAGAAACCAGGATAATGGTCAATATAACTACCATCATTTTTATCGATATGGTCAGGGTCCGTAAATTCATAGATATAATGTCCAGGTGGAGGGTCATCACGCATTTCTCTTGTAATAATTTTACCACCACAGGCACCATTTTTTACTTCTTCGTCAGTAAGTGATGTATTTTCAGGAATACACCAATATCTTGGACAAATATACCAATTTTTTTTATTAGGGTCGCTACCGTAATTTAAAGCGATACCATCTTTGTACGAACCAGGATGTTCTCTATCTATCTTTTGTTTTTCTTCGTCGGTTAGGATAACCGGTTGTCTGCTGGAATTCGCTTGACATAAACGAGCATATCCATCATATTCCTCGTCTTGATTTACCATGAAAAACTTAGGTTCCATTTTTCTTATTTTTTGTAAAAATATATTTTTTTCATCTTTTATATTACGTCTTCTTTTGGTACCGCCACCGACAGATTTTTTTGAATCAGGCGATTCATCACTATCTTCGAAAAATATACCTTCTGGTGATGATGATGGTGATGATGATGATGATTCTTTGGAATCAATACTATCGACTGCCTCTTTTTCATTATTGGGTTCTGGTAGTTCATTTTGAACAACCTTTTCTAATTCATCATTTATGACAATATTATCTTCAATAGGTTCATTTATATCAACGTCATTGGGAATGTCTTTGGCAATGTCTTCGGTTTCAACATTTTGTTCATCTATTTCTTCATCACTATCTTCAAAGAAAATACCTTCTTCGTCGTCCTCGTCCTCGTCCTCAACATCGCCAACATCATCGCCATCAATAAATTCATTTTGTTCTTCTTCGTATTGTTCTTCTATAACATCTATTAATTCTTCTTCGACTGGTTTATCAATAATAGTCTCAGCAAAAACAGTAGGCACGATAACATTTGCTACATGTGTAACGGCCACATTTTTGATTTTCAAATTGAATATTTCATTTATATCATTGATAGGAATATTAATCGTTTCAGGACTTTGTGTAAAACGAAAAAAACTATCCAAATATAAATACAAGATTTCGATATAATCAATATCATTTATTTTATTGATTTCAATATAAATTTCACTTTTTAGAGAAGGAATACGGAAATTAATAGGAAATCCAGGATTATCAATAATATCAATTGATTTATTAACATAACGACCATTAATTTGTGTATGGTCATTCAAAAATTGGGTTATTTTGTTAAGTGCGTCTAATTCAGATAATTCATAATTTAACATTAATGATTGTACGATTTCCCTTTCATTGGTATTCGGATTTTTGAATTTCTCACTAATCATAGCAGATATAGCGTCCATTTTTTCATAATTATCAACCCGTTTGAATCGCATACTAGCATTACTGGCATTGTTTTTATTAGAAATATCAATAATATCAAAAATAGACGTCAAGCAGTTCAAATATTCATTAAATTTAATTTTTTTATTTAATCCAATAGTACAAATATACTTAATATCTATTATTTCAACATCATTATGTTTCAAACTTTTGAAAGTATTCAATTTATATCCAGTTTGTAACAAAAATTCATTAATATTATTTAAAATAGGATTTACTGTATCCATAAATAATAGTTCTAATTGAGTTTTATTATATGGAATAGGAGTATCTTTTGAACGAATAATAATATTACCATTCAAATATAGTTCAATAAAAAAGGTTACTAATTCGCCCATATGTTCATGTTCAACATACATAGTTATTTGTTTTTTCTTGAAACTTTCTCTAGAAAGCGACATAATTTGGTTTTTATTTAAAAAAGGGATTTTTTTACTAGAACGAGACATTTTTTCAGAATACAATCGATAAATATTTTCTTTTTGGAAACCAGGACTATACTTAATAAAGGGGATTTGTCGAGTAGCTTGTAATTGTTTAAATATTACTTCTAATGGTAATATAGTTTTATATTCAGGGTGTAGAATAATTTCAAATGAATTAATACCTTTTTCTATATATGGTAATTGATAATCGGTTTTATTATAATAAATATTATAAAAGGTATCAACCGTATCATATAATCGTAATAATTGTGGTGTTAATAATTTTTTGGTTTCAGATATTCTACTTTGCTTATTCATTAAAAAAGCTTCTCTTGATAAAATATTCAATTTACTTAAAAATGGAAAGTAAGTTCGAATAATATATTCTTCTGACATACCATTATTAATGGCGTAATCGAGAACATCATCGGCGAAACATACGCATATTTTTTTATCAACTAAATTACCATAATTCAATAAAACAGAATTATCAAATGTTAATAATGTATTATTGGAATTCTCTTGAAAAATAGGTTCATCACTAGATAATGGTAAAATATCGAATGGATTTACTGAGTATAACATATTATTAAATGTAGAAAACCGCTTTCCCAAAGGAATATTATATTCAAAATTATTCATATCGTAATTATTATTTATTAATGTATTGAGTTTTGATAAAAATAATTCATGTGAAATGTTCTCAATATTAATTTCATTTTCATCAAATAAATTCGAGAACTCATCAAGATTTCCGGATAGTTGTAAATTAGATATTAATTGACCGAACATTTCTTTTGAAAAAGTAGGTTTGATAGTAGAAACAATATCTTGATAAAATTTCGAGAAATCGATAGCGCCTTTTACTTTAGAATACAAATAAATTTCTTCATAACAAAAATCATTTACACCAAGTTCATTAATCAATTTCATTTTAATTGTGCTAATTGAATCATCTTTATGTAATAGTTGGTTTGAAAATTTAGGCACAATATTATATTTTTCGAATTCAGCAATCTCAACTTCGCTAAATAATTCGTTTAAATTGAGAACATTTTCCGATTTACCATTAAAAACGATTACTTGTTTCAAGTTACCATCAAAATCTTCTTGATAAACTTTATATACCTCATTAAATGGAATATATATTTTGTTTATTTCTTTAGGTATTGATTCGTTTAATAAATCCATGTATATACAATAGAATATACATTTTTACCGATTTTTCTTTACATAGGTTTATCGATAGTATTTTTATCAGTATAAAATATATACAAACCAATAATGAAAAAGGCGTTATTGATAGGTATTAATTATAGTAGTATTCCGGACGTAGCATTATCTGGTTGTATAAATGATACAATCAATATGCGTAATATGTTGGTAGATGCTTATGGATATGAATTATCAAATATTATACATTTGCGCGATGATAATACTAATAAGCCAACATTACCTACCCGTGAAAATATAATCAATAATTTGAAATCATTGGCATTACAAAGTGGAAATATAGAAGAATTATGGATACATTATAGTGGGCATGGTTCTCAAATGCGTGATATGAATGGTGATGAGAACGATAAACTAGATGAAATACTAATACCAGTTGATTATCAAACCAAGGGCATTATTGCCGACGATGAATTATTGAGTATACTGAAAACTATTAAGTGTCGTACAATTTTACTTTTCGATAGTTGTCATAGTGGAACTGTCTGTGATTTGCCATGGTTATTTGAATACAAAACAACAAATAGTTATATGAGAACACAACCGAATAAAACGATATTAACAAATCCGAATATTTTCATGTTTAGTGGATGTAAAGATACCGAAACCAGTTATGATACATATAGTATAGAGACTAAACAAGCGGTAGGCGCATTCACATATATATTTATTGATTGTTTGAGAAAAGCAAATCATAACAGAGAAATTATGCTTTTGTATAGAGACGTTTGTATTGGTTTATCACAAAAAACAAATGTCCAATATCCATTATTATCATGTTCTAGTGATACCCCAAAATATACATTTACTAGAACAATGACCAATACAAATTCAGGAACAACATCTCCAAGTACAATGAAAACAGTGATTCAAACAAATATGAAATCATTAATTTATCAATCATAAAAACATAATAAACAATATTTTATTATATTTTACAAAATAGTAAAGAGAATTATCTAAAAGAAACTGGAACTAGGACGGTTATTTTTTTTTAAATCTTCATCACTGGACATTTCGCGAGTGGCTTTACCACCACGAACCCAACCATCAAGAGCGGCTTCTTCCACACTATAAGCTGGATTTTGAACACGCTCGTTCATTTTACTATCAGTAGGATATAAAGCATAATCGGCAAATGATTTATCCATAATAGTGGAAACACTTTTTCTATCACTAACAACTTCACCTTGTAATAATTGTGATTCTAAAGCAGGGTCACAACTACCGCGACCTAAATAAGGTATAGTTAAAAAAGGACGTTCAAAAAGCTGTAACTTTTCAAATTGACGGTCTTGTGCTACTTTTAAAGTCAATAGCGACTCGAAATCGACAACATCGCCATTAATACCAGCACCATGAGCGACAGCATCAAAATTAATAGTAGGTTGAGTTGTGGCAAAATAAACATGATTATCAGATAAATTTTGACTAAAATAGTTGGATAACATATAATCCGCGGAACGAGAATTGAATAGATTAGTTTGAGTTTGGTCGGTTACATCAGCACCAATTCTACCCATATTATAGAATGTATAAGAACTAGATGACATATTTAAAATAGTACTATATTATATTATAGATAGAGAATGAATTTTTGAATAATATTATAATATTTTTTATAATATTATAAAACTAATAATTTCAATTAGTATGTCTAGATAAATTTCTAGCACAAGCGAATTTATTACCTTCTTTACATGAAATCATACTACCATAACAAAAGTCAGCGAAAGCTGCTTGGTCATTAGGAATAGTTGTACTTGGATTTGAATTAAATGGCCGTAATGATTGTTCAAAAACCAATTGTTCTCCTAAATCTTTGAATAACTTATCGGCAATATCTGGCTGGTCGGGATTTGCCTCACTTACTAATTGTTTTGCTTGTTTTAAAATAGTATCATTTACGTTTTTATTAAATGCTGGGGGTGCTGGTTTTTTATTAGGATTATATTCATAATCGGTCATTAATACATTACTAAAAGGATTCGAAGAATTAGTTTCATCAAAAACATCATCAGGAATAGGAATATTATTTTCTTTTAAATAAGCAAGTGCTGGGTTCTCAAAAGATTCTTTTATTTCATTGGATAATTTCTTGGATTCATTCTTTTCATTTTCTTTCTTATGATAATAGTGTAATAAGAAAATGGCGCCGATAGTGATAGCACTTACTAATAATAATCGTAAATTATAGGATACTAAAAAACCGAAAAGTGTTAATAAAACGATAGTTCTCGTAACAGCATTTAATTTTTGTTCATAAGTCATGTTATCAACAGGGAAGAATTCAAAAATATACTTTTGATTAAATAAAATATTTGGATTTTCAGACCAAAAAGGGATATATTTGGTTCTATTACGAATAATGGATGTATCATTTACATTATAAAAAGAATTGTTCGTATTATCAAAGTTCTCAATATTATTATTTGATAAATCGAATTGTACTTTTGATGTTTTCAGTTTTTGTTGATTCATTATATATATCTTTCATATATATTTCCAAAAAGAAGATACGATTTTACTAAATAAAAGATTTCCATATGAATATTTTATTTATCCAAGATATCATGTAAATGTTTTTTTACACATTTAGAATCCATTTGAAAAGTATCACATTTAGTATTTTGAGGAACAATTTGTAAAACACATTTCGATTTTTCTCCATATAATGGTTCAGTACAACCTTTTTCATCATTTGGTGGAGTATGTTCAATATTTTTCAAAGTTTTATTTAATTCCTTGTCGAGTTCTTTATATGATTTTGTACATCTAGAACGGAAATGTTCATAACGTTCTCTAACCATTTGATACGTCAGTCCAGAATTCTTTCCCAACATTTTATTCACTAGTTCATGAAGACGATAAATATATTTCGAAAACGTTTCTCTCGATTCCATGTGTCTCATTTTCAAAGGTAATTTTTTAAAATTTTTTACTAAATTTTTACGGCATTTTCCACAAGGTAATACATGACGTAAGCTTAATACAAATTCATAATAGTGTTTTTTGTCTTCACAAGATGGTTTTACTGGATAATTGAAACTCATTGTATGTAAATAATGCCACATACCAGGACCCCAAACAGTAGTAAGCATTCCATCATTACTATTATAATCCTGAGATGAATATACTTTTTTAATTTTATCTAAACTGGGTTTTTTATTTTTCCTAGTTTTCCTAGTTTTCCTAGTTTTTGTCATTTTGGATTTGAACGGCTAACTGTTATAAAATAGTGATAAAATTAAATTTACTAAATATAAAAACTAAAATTGTAATGTAAATCGTAAAATAAAAAATTAGTATCTAGGCGATTATTTTCCGTTTTTATAGAAAAAAAAATATATACAAGTAAAATATAGAGAATGGCTAATATTATTGATGTTTTAAGAAGATATATTCGTCCATATTACTATTATATTATTACAATTGTAATTTTAATAATTTTTTTATTGATTAGTTACTATGCTTACCATACTATATACGCAAATAAAAAATCGAATAAATTTACAAATGTAGCAAACGCAAACAGACGGTCAAAAGATGTAAATATTTATTTATTTCACGTAGATTGGTGTCCTCATTGTAAAAAAGCCCTTCCAGAATGGAATTCTTTTAAAAGTATTTACGAGAACAAAGAGGTAAATGGATATACAGTTAAATGTATTGATATTAATTGTACTGAGGAAACATCAGAAGTAGCAAATATTATTAATTCATATGGAATAGAATCATATCCAACCGTTAAAATGGTAAAAGACCAAGATACAATTGAGTTCGATTCAAAGATTACTAAGACCGCTTTAGAACAATTTGTCAATATGATGACAAATAATTAAACAGATGAAGATATAGAACACTCATTCCATCGCTGCCCTTTCCTCTATATATTTAGCAAATGATTCTGAACCATAATTGATTAATTTAATTCTTTCTTCCATACTAGATACCGTGTTAAAAATATTATATATAGAAATTCGAGGAGATATAATAGTAATTTCCATAGCAATATCATCATGTTTTTTATTTGAAAAAACATGTTCAATGGTTTTATTCATAATATTCATTAAATAATCAAATAATGTAGAATTATTATCAATAGATTTATTATCATTTACCGAATATTCATTTTGAATGCCGAATACTTCCTTATGATTGATACCATGATTCAAACAATTATTAATAGGATAATTTGAAAAAAATGCTCCATCACAATAACATTTATGATTAATTATAATAGGTGAAAAAACGATTGGTAATGCGCTGGAAGCATAAACGGCATCAACAACCCTAACATCGGGATGAGTTTTATATGAAAAATCAACATCTTCAAATGTATTTATTTCAGTAGCATAAATATGTATTTCAATATTTGTTAGTTCATAGAATTCTTTCATTGTAATATCAAGCGAAATATCTTTCCCTTTGAATAATGGTTCAAAAATGTCTTCTAACACTTTGATATCAAATATACCTTTTTTTTGTAATGACGCAAAAATCATTTGTATATCAAATTTGAATACATTATGCCATGGTCGTTTAATTAAATAATCATCACATATTTCCCAATCATATTTAAGAGCTAACACAATTGCCAGCATTGCGCCAGCAGAAGTGGAATAGATAGTTTCAATATTATCAATATTCCAGTATCCTTGTTGGTTACTATTACGTAATACACCATAATATGTAAAGCCGGCTACACCACCACCAGGTATAACTATATGTTTTATAATAGGAATTTCGTTGTTTTCCATTTTAGAATAATATACGTAATTAATTTTATGTTTTTCTTGTTATATATATTATAATATGTCTTGTTTTTTATTCAATAATGAGGACGATACGAAACAGAAAATAAATATCGATGACTTATATGAACGAAAACAACAACGAGATTTAAAACAATTGAATATTTTCAATAAAATATTAAATAGAGTTCATAAAAGAATCACTGTAACTGCGCGTAATAAACCAAATGATACACATATATGGTTTACCGTTCCTGAATATATTTTTGGCGAGCCAGTTTATGATAAAGGCGATTGTACAGGATATATAGTAGCAGATTTAGAAAAAAGTGGTTTTTATGTAAGATATATACATCCAAATACGTTATTTGTATCATGGCAAAATTGGGTTCCATCCTATGTAAGAAACCAAATAAAAAAAAAGACAGGAATAGTTTTAGATGAAAAAGGGAATGTTATCAAAAAACAAGATGAGGAGGACGATGACGGAAATCTAGATAATAAATTATTTAACGATAAACAAAATAATTTACAAAAGAATGGAAAACAATATACTCCTATAGGACAATACAAACCCACTGGAAATTTAGTTTATAATCAAGAAATGTTCGAGAAAATAGAAAAGCGTTTTTCATAGTCGGTTTGTTCTCGACTTATGGTTAGATTTTTTGGATTTCGATGATTTCTTTTTATGAGTATTTTTTTTTCCACCAACATTTTTTCTAGTAAAATTTTTACCAATATTCGTTTTAAATTTATTGAGTTCTCTTCCAAAACCTAAATCAATCTTTGTTGTGCTTTCTTTCAATTTATTCATAATAGAATTTTTAGGTTTAGGTAGATTCTTAACATTTTCCATTTTTTTAATATTATTTATAATTGAGTCATAAACTTCAGCTATTTCAATATCATTAATATAGTTATTTTCGGTTATTTCTTTTACAAATACTCTTATAGCGGACTCGACAATTTTATCTTTGTTGTTATGTAATCTACTACAAATATCTTCTCTTATTTTTTGTTCAGATAAAGATATAATTATACTCAAAATAATACCTAAAAGAGGTATATCTTTTACGTCTTTTATATTTTTTAAGCCGTTTGTTATATTATTGAGAGATTCCATTCCTTTCGTAGCGTCGCCTATGGTTTCAGTTAGACTGTTTTTCATATCATTTGCCGCACCAGTCATATCATTATTGATATTGTTTGTTAATTCATTAGCAGTATTCGCAGCATTAGAAAGAGCAGCGATATTTCCTGTTAATCCACCACCACCACCACCAATTTGTAAAACTTCTACGTTTTGAGCAATCAATGGACTTTTTAATTTATTGATTTCTTCCTTTAATTTATCTAATTCTTTTTTCAAATCAATATTTTCTCTATAAACATTTGTATATATAGTATCTTTTCCAGTTGTATCTTTTTTATTTATTATATCTTTCATAATTGATAAAAGTTTTATTTTAATTTGTTTATCATCTTTGATTTTGGTTTTGATGGTTTCTATGAATTTGTTGATAATATTATCAATAATTTTTTTATTATTTTTATCTTCATTCATGATATCAATAATAGTATTCGTTATAACTGGTTCTACCTCTCTACCTATTTTTTCTAAATCATTTTTCAATAAAGAAGTAATAAAACTCATATATATACTTGTAATAGAATGACAAAAAAATTGACCTAACAATATAAAAAAATTCAAATAATATAATTTATATGATAGAAACAATTAGACCATCAAACACTATAAATGAATCTAAAATTTTCATTGATTATTCGCAAAAAATTATTATTAAAGTTAAAAATGTGAAAAATAAATCTATAAACAGTGTACAATTACATAATATGAATATTACGGAATGTTCTTCTAAATCATTAAATGAAATACCATCTGAAATAGAACGCAAAGATACAATAATGAAGAATAATTCAAATTCAAAAACAAAAAAAAAGAAAAAAGAATCGACATTTTTAGAAAAATCGAAATTATGGGAAATCTTTGATAGTGACAAAAAACATTTAGACGAATCGAATGATATGAATAACATAGATGATGAATCAAAACTAACATGTATCTATTCATCGAATAATGAATTATGTAATCTATGTAATTCCCAATTAATGATAATGGATGATGGGTTTCCGACTTGTACAAGCGCGATGTGTGGGGTTATGAATAGAGATATTCTAGATTACTCTCCAGAATGGCGATTTTATGGCGCAGACGATAAGAACGCAAATGACCCTACTCGTTGTGGTAATCCGATTAATCCGTTATTAATGGAATCGTCATTCGGTTGTAAAGTCCTTTGTGGTACAAAATCATCATATGAAATGAAAAAAATTCGTAAATGGACAGAATGGCAATCGATGCCTCATAAAGAAAAATCCTTATATGATGAATTTCAATTTATTACTATTATGGCACAAAACGCAGGCATACCAAAAATTTTCATAGATGATGCCATGTCGATTCATAAGGAAATTTCAGAACAAAAAATGTTTCGTGGTATGAATAGGGATGGTATAAAGTCGGCATCAATTTATATTTCATGTAGATTGAATGGTTGTCCAAGAACAGCACATGAAATTGCTGAGATATTTAAATTGGATAAAACAAGTGCTACAACCGGATGTTCTATGGCAGTGAATATATTACATAATATTGAACGAAATATAGAACCTTCTAACAAAGCGGACTTATGTTTAACAACACCTAGTTTATTTATTGATAGATATTGTAGTAAATTGAATTTCAATCAGGAATTAACAATGCTTTCAAAATTTATAGCGAATAAAGTTGAACAGAATAATATAATTACTGATAATATACCACATGCTATTGCTGCTGGTATTGTATATTTTGTAGCACAACTTTGTCAAATGAATATAACAAAACAAGATATAAAACAAGTATGTGGTGTCAGTGAAGTAACAGTAAATAAATGTTTCAAAAAATTGGATTTGTTACGTGAAAAACTTTTACCAAAGGCTATTATTGATAAATATACATAGTTTCTATAAAAATATTTAGGGAACTAACAAACAGGTATGTGTATAATATATAGATTATTATTTGTATTTATATATTATATATTTTTTATGGAATTCATTGAAACCGAAAATATCCAAATGGAAATTATAGATCCGATGATTGAAACTACAAATGAAACACAACAAATTCCCAGATTGGTTTTTATTGTTCCATACAGAGATAGAGTTCAACATCAGGTTTTTTTTAAAAGACATATGAAAATAATATTAGAAGATATGCCAGAATCTGATTATAAAATTTATTATATTCATCAATGTGACAATAGAGAATTTAATAGAGGAGCTATGAAAAACATTGGATTTTTAGTAATAAAAGAAAAGTATCCAAATGATTATAAAAATATAACATTAGTTTTCAATGATGTAGATGTAATGCCTTTTACCAAGAATTTTTTAAATTATGATACCACTGAAGGAGTTGTAAAACATTTTTATGGTTATACATTTTGTCTTGGTGGATTAGTTTCAATAAAAGCAGGAGATTTTGAAAAGATTTCGGGTTTTCCAAATTTATGGGCTTGGGGGTACGAAGATAATTTAATTCAAAGACGTGCTTTAAAGGCAAATTTGATTATTGACCGAAGTAATTTTTATCCTATTATGGATAAAAATATCTGTCATTTGAAAGATGGTTTTGAAAGAACCATTAACAGACGAGAATTTGATAGGGTAATTAATGAAACAGATGAAGGATTCCAATCGATAAATACATTGAATTATTCTATCAATGAAGAAACCGGATTTGTTGATGTCACTAGTTTTTTTACAGCATTTCAAGAAAATACAGAACAAAACCTTGTTCATGATATAAGAAAAGGCACTCCATTTGTTTTACAAAATAATATTCGAGGAAGACCTAGACCTAGAATGGGTATGGGATTAGGTTTCAAATAATATATCTAAACATACATATATAAATTGTTAATTATAATATTAATATTATTAATAATTGCTAGTTTGTTCTCATTTTTTCGAATAGAATATATAATAGTATAAAGTGAATTTATAAAAATTAATTTATTTTGATAAGGTATTACATTATTAATGCTTATTTCAGATATGATTTTATTTATAGACGATATAATCATTGCTTTTGTATAATTTCGTTTAAGTGAATAAACAACATTGAATAAATTATTAATAATAGTATATGTATTGTTTATAGGGATTGGTGTAGGGATTGGCGTAGGGATTGGTGTAGGGATTGGTGTAGGGATTGGCGTAGGGATTGGTGTAGGGATTGGTGTAGGGATTGGCGTAGGGATTGGTGTAGGGATTGGTGTAGGGATTGGTGTAGGGATTGGCGTAGGTATTGGCGATGGAGGGAGAACATTTTGTTGAAATTCACCTAGATAATTACCAGGAGGCGAACTATTAAAAGTAACATCAACATCAGTGGTTGTAGTGTTTATAGAAATGCCCATACCAAATAATAAACTAGATTTCCATACCAAACAAGTAAAATGGCCAGTAGCTTGTGAGAACCCAGGATTATTAAAATCATATAAACTAATTTCATTATACCAATCATCAACCGCTTTTTTCAATAAATACATAACATCGACTCCATAACCTTTATAATACGCTAGATTTTCACTATAAGATTGATTACCACTATGTTGAAATGTACCAGTAGAAACCAAATGATAAGACCATTGTTGTGAAAAATTAGCAATCTTATCATCCCAAGTTAATGGAGGAGATTGATGTTTTGCTCTATAAGCATTTATATAAGCAGTTAATTCTTGTTTCTGTGCTGCGGTTATTGTTGGTTGCTGTATAGACATTGATATATAATTTATTAATAATAAAATATATACTAAATAACATTTATAAAGCATTCATGCTCACAAAATAGATTACAAATTTACAATTATAAAATAGAATTCTATAAATTATTTGATATCACGTCACGAATAATATGATTACGTAATTGTATAACATAATCGGAAGAAATTTTGGAATCATTCGTTACTTGATTTTTATGTATTCTATATAAAACCAAAACATCGTCCAAGTTATAGACAACAAAATATTTTTTCATAAGTTTCAATTCTAATTCATAGTCTTCTAATAAATAATCAGCACCATGATTTATATTATAATTTCCAACATTGAGAACCGCACTTTTTCGAAAACAAATAGTAGGGTGATTCATAAACCATTTGGGTAATTTATTTAGAAAATCATTCCACGTTAATTGGGAAACATGTTCGGTTTTACTTAAAAAAGTTTTTTCTTTTGGATTATTTGGATTATAATTCGAGAACATTTGAATGTTAGAACCACAAATTACACAATTTTGATTATTTTTCATAAAATCAATTTGTTTTTGAATGCGTTCTGGTAGCATAATATCATCAGAATCCATACGAAAAATTAATTCATTACTACATAGATTTACACCATAATTCAATGAATAAGAAACACCCATATTGTTCTCGAATTTATGATATTTAATTTTACAAAACCGAGAAGTTTTCATAAAAAAATCCAATTCTTTTTCTAATATTCGAGAACATTCATCATCAGAACCATCATTAATCCATACAATTTCAATCAAAAAATGACCCTCTTGAAGTTTTATGGAATCTAAACATTCTCTCAAGTATAATTGTTGAGTATTATAGCTAGGAATTAATAGTGAAACTGAAAATCGAGGTTCTCGTAATTGTGGTGGAATTGTTATTTTATCCATATCATCATATGTGCTGTTAGCAGTTCCCCATGCTTGATAAGCATATACTTTTTTATGTCCACTATAAGCAAGACCTGTAAAATGGATTGGTAAAAAACAATGACTAGGAAATACTGAAAAATCTTTGTATTTACCTGTTTTTAAAAATCGAGTAATAGCACCAGGTCCAACAGTGCCCCATGCTCTAACATTCTTAGTCATTTCATTATAATCGTCGGTTAATATCCAATGAATAATATCTTTACACATAGGATATTTTGGTATAAAACCCATTGTTCCGGTAGCGACTAATTGAGACCGCACTATTTCGTTCTCGAAAGTAGCAAAAGCAGTACAACCATAAAAATATTCATCAAAAGGTTCAATACATATAGAATCAGCATCTACAAAATAACCACCATATTTATATAAAATTTCCCAACGCATAATATCGGCTTTTCCATTATATTCAGGCATTTCATCGATTTCTTTTTGACATTGAAAAGTCATATTTCGTTTTACGATTTCTGCTTCATTCCAAAAAATATATTCAAATTCTGGGTGTTTTTCTTTCCAAGTATTCATCATATTTATAGGTGGATTTTTTGGACCTATCCATAATTGATGTAAAATTTTTGGAATCATTTACCAATATAAATATTCATATTTTTATATTGATTTGTTTTATTTACGTTCTGTGTAATTTATAAGTTAAACCAATTTCATTTTCGGTTTCCCAGATACCAGATATTTTTAAAAAAAATTCGACGGTATTGACATCAGAGGTTCTATTATTATTATTATTATTATTATTATTATCATAATTTTTAAACGAATGTAAATCATTATATATTTTCATACTACCGGAATACAATTGTTTTGATAACGTATTGGAAATTTTTCGAACACATTTATTCATATATTTATAATGTTCCAATATACGATATTCAATTTTAGCAAATTCTTGTACAATAGGTAAATTTACTTGCGAATAAGCATGAAATCTAATGATATTTTTAGTACCTACTTTTTCGATTGCTATATTTTCAATTGGAAATGAAAAATAAATACCATTCATAGTAAATAATTCATTTGAATATAATAGTTTTGTAAATTTACCTTCCATAATAATATTATCTTTTGTGTCACAGTTAAAAATGTTATATAATGAAAAATGTTTTAAATCTAGTAATATATTCATATAGTTTCGTTGATATTTATATTGTTGTGTATTGTTTATTTCATTTTAATTTTTATTTATATTACTATTACCAGATACATCAATTATAACATTACCACAGAGATCAATAGGTCCTATTGGGTTTAAAGCACCACTTGGTTGGCGAATAATTATAGGATTTGAACTAGCATCGATTGGTTGTAGAGACGAAGGTTGAATACCTGCTATTTTCGATTCTATACCACGTAAGTTACTAGATAAATCAATAATATTTTTTTGTATATCTGGTATTAGTTTTGTCATAATATTATAAGTGTCTAGAGAGTTTTTAGAATTTATATCGCTTTGTTTTTTTATATTACGAGATAAATCTCTAATTACACGTTGCTCTGATGGAATAAAATTTTCAAATATTCTTATCGAAAAATGAGAAATAATAATTACTAAATAAAAAATCAATAATCCAACCATTAAAAACATTTTGATATTTATAGAAAACTTAGGAAATTTTATATTTTTTGTTATTTTTGTTATTTTTGTTATTTTTGATAAATTTGGTAATTTCATTATATATTATATAATATATAGTATATAAAAATGTCTGCTAGATTAAATATGAAAGAATTGCCATTAATTTCGTGGAAAGGAAAATCTTTTAATCAAATTACAAGTTCTATAAAAAAAAATGGCATAGTTGATAAAACAAACTTAAATGGCAAACGTAATTATTTTCATGCTCTTCCTTTAAAAATATATCGTCGTGAAATAGCGTCAAGTTTTGATATGAGTCATTGTAATTCTAGAGTTTCAATTAAAATAAATGAATTTGATATGCCGAATGGAACGATAATTAATTCAAAGAGTTCTAAACAAAATGGTTTAGTAAATACGATAGACTTTAATATAACTTCAAATACTTCTGAACGTCCTGGATTATGTAAAGATAGTTGTATATTATCACAAGCAGATAATGCTAAACGTAGATTAAGAAGTAGTGGTATGATAAAACGTAAATATAACGAATCGAAAAACAACGATACCTATTATACATCTACAAACCAATATTTAGTAAGCAGAAATAAAACATTTCAACAAAACCAATATAATTATATTCGTGTAGGAAATTCAAGTGCTACTCCTGGAGATAGTTTATCTGTAGCAAATTTATACTCGCCACAAGGAATAACTCATTGTAAAAAATATACTTTCGATGCTGTTGTTACTTTCCAATATCAATGGATTGATGCTTTAGATTATACTGTTACCATACCAATAGGTAGTTATTCTGTAGATGATATTATGGTATTTTTCAACAAGCAATGAATTCAAATGGTCACTATTTAATTTATAATTTTACAAGAACAAAAGTATTTTTAATGAATATAGCTTATAATAATTTTTCGAATGTAATTGAACTTCAATCAACAGCCGTAAATACTACCATTTTTTCACCAGTTAATTATACTGTGCCAATATATGATCCAGAAGGTCAATCAAATAATGGTTATATACAATTGCCATCTAATTTACAGTGGTATAATACATCGGTAACAAAAGTGCCTGGATTCAAAATATTATCGAATTCTTTTACAAACGCGGTCGGTTTTAATGCTGGCAATTATCCAGCAAATAGAATTGTTAATGTTAATACAACTAATTATTCACAAAATCAAACTAGTTCATCAAGTTTTACACCTGGATTGAAACCAGTATACACACGTGTTCATTACAAACCGAATAACCCACAATTCGCACAACAAGGAGCAGTTACATCTAGTTCTCTCACTGCTAGAGTTAAATATAACTCGATTACAGATTCTACTGTTGCATATAGAAATGCCCTTGGTAAAGCAGTTGGAAATGCATTGGCATATGGAGTGCCTGAAGGTGGTTATACCATCAAAGATAAAATAGGTTATCCATTGACAAAAACACCAATATTTTCAAGATATAACAATACCGTAAAAGCATGTTTTCCTAGAAAAACATATAGTACTTAAAAATATTTACGTAAAATTATTTAAATAATAAAATACTATAATAATAAATATAATATTTATTATGTTGAATATAACACCAGTCATTGGGACAATATTCTATTTATATGTGTCAAAAATATTAAAAAATAGTTTTTTAAATTCGAACAACCAGATAGCCAACTCGAAAACATTGTATTATTTTTCTGTAACACATAACACGATATTGGTTTCATTTAGTTTTTATACATTCGTCTCATTATGTAGTGTTCTATTTAATCAAGGTTTTCTAGCTGGACATGATATTTTTATGTCTCAACCAAATATAAAAAACCTAATTTTTTGGTTTTATATCTCAAAGTACTATGAATATTTTGATACATTTTTATTATATTTAAAAGGTCGTAATCCTATTTTTTTACAGAAATATCATCATATAGGAGCTGTAATTTGTTGGCATTTATGTTATAATAATAATGTAGATATGATAATTTATGGAACTTTATTGAATTCAGGAGTACATTCTATCATGTATTTTTATTATTTAATGACATTATTTAAAATAAATATACGTGGAATGCGTATGTATATAACAACACTACAAATACTTCAATTATCAGTAGGTGGTTTTTGTGGATTATACTATTATTATCCGCCTGTAGAAACGTTGTATAATTACGAAATTATAATTTTTTTTAATATATATATAGTTGGTCTATTGTATTTGTTTGGAGAATTTATGTTTTTGAATTATTTCTATAAGAAAAAATAAAAAAGATAGATATTTTGTATAAATTTAGTTTTCATAATATCATATATAAAATTATATATTATATTATATTATATTATATTATATTATATTATATTACAAGTTTATCTACAAAAAATTAATTTCAACATTATTTTTCATACACCATTGAACGCATTTTTGAATATTTAATTTTATTAAATTATCTATTTTATCTTGTTTGTGTTTACTAGATATTAACGATATAGTATAATGTATATTTTCGATTTGTTGTTGTCCAAATATAGCATTGAATTCTTCTAATTTGTTGATAAAAAAAAATGGAATAGGAATATTTAAAAAACGATGAATGAATAATTCCTGGGTGTTGTCTTTGTTTGTACATGATAACATTTTATCAAAAGCACGATATAAAAATGGATAAAAATTTTCACAAGAATTGAATAAAAACCCTTTACATATTACATATTTTTCTGAATTGGCGTATCTACTCGTTTGTGGTTTGATTATATATACCTTTTCGTAAAATGATGATAAAATATAGAGTAAATCAATACTATGTTGCATAAAAGTATCAAATATTTTTAATATAAATACTCCTCCTTTTTTCTGCATAGTCAACGCATAAATTATCTGACCAAATAATAATTGAGTTATGTTTATTTCTTGGTTATTAAAATCCAAAGAAAAATCAAATCCCCCATCAGCAGTGACCAAATCCATAGAAGAAGCATATTTTTCTTTACAATATATAAAATTATCTATTGATAATATATTTCCAGTTTTATCAGCACCTGTTTCTACTATTACGTTCTTATGTTGTCTTAAGAAATTTTCGGTTTTTTTCCATGCTGGAATATTTGGGTCGTTATTAATATCTAGAATTGTCATTCCAATATATTTATCATATGAACAATTGCGTAAATTAGCAATGGCTTCGATAAATCCACCCGGTCCTTCGGCCAAATGGAAAGAACATAGTGGTTTTGTATCAAAAGTTAAATTAAATGTATTAATAATTTCAATCATTTTGAAATAAGACCGAGATAATGGTTTATGTTTGGATATACTCTTTTTTTTAAAAGGAATAGAACTATGAATATATTCATATGGGTTGGTATATTTTTTGAAAGTATCCCAATCTTTTTCGCAATTATTCAAACATTCTTTCATTTGATATAAATATGAGGATAGAGAATTTGATATAATTGGAGTTGGTTGTGATTCATTATCAAAACAATCTATACTTTTATAGATTAAACAAGACGTTCTTGGTAATAAGTAGTATGTCATTATATATGTAAAAAATTTAGATATATAATTATTGTTTTTATGTTTATATTGTTTTATTTATCTTGAATCTATGGTTGTTTCTCTATTGTTGTTTCTGAAATAGGAATAAATTTTTTCAGAGGAATTTTTTGTTTTTTAATTTTAACGGGTTTGGCGTTAGCTGGCATTACTATAGATTCTACAGGTATTCCAGTAATAGTTTCTTTTTCTATTTCTTTTTCTATTTCTTTTATATTTTCTTCACCTTCTTTTTCAATAAATTCTTTTTGTTTGAAAATAACCTCGGCCATTTTTTTTACATCGATATTTCTTACTTTTTTGAAAATAAAATAACGATTCATGAAAGATATCTGTTTCTCTTCAGGTGTCATATAGATTGCTGTTCCATAATCTACTTTACGACGAGGATTTTGTTTTATTTCCAGTTCCATTGATGAAAACAATTCGGAAAATAATCCAGTCGAATCCGGCAAATTCATATGATTGGTATCCTCTTTTGATATCAAAATAAAACCATAATCTTCCATAATTCGTACGAAATAATCGAAATTCACCAAATATTCACGGAATGTCTGATTGATACTTTCTTGATATACATTAATGGCATAACCTAAACTCATCTCATCATCTGGGAAACCTGTTTGGTCATACATTTTTGTAATTTCATAGATTTTTCTATCATCTTTCATAATAGACACACTTTCACCATTTATTTTTGATTTCAATCGATTAAATACTGTCTTTCCATCATAACAAGTACCAATAAAATATCCTTGTACTTTGGTACATTCTGATATATTTCTTAGAAATTCATGGAATTTGGTTTCGTTTTCAAAGAAATAATGCATAGCAAATTGACAAGAACTAATTTGAAACCCTTTTTCACCGATACCATATTGATTATAAACACCCTTTCCTAACAAAGATTCGTCTTTTGGACCATTTCCAAAAACCGCTTTTGCGATTTGTTTATCTTTTTCTGTATTAAATGCTTTTCCATCTCTTATGTTTAGACCACTATCGCCAGTAACAAACAGTGCTTTTGGCATATATTTATTTTTTTTATTTTCTCTTAAAAATCGAGAACATGCGCCATCAATTTGATTATGAATATTATCTTTTGAAATATCAATACCAAATACAAAACTAAGTTTTGAACGAATCCATTTTGATAAATCACCTGCTTTTCCAACAGCATAGTCTATTAATGTATCACCTCTCGTAGCTACACCTGTAATGAGATTCTTTTTTACAAATAAATTATGAAAATCTCGTAATGAGCGTGTGCTAGTATCATTGGACGTACGTTTATAATAAACGTCTTCAGATGTTATAAATTCGGGTATTCCTTCCCCGCTAGTTATCATTTCCACGGTTATTGGATTATGAATAGAATGCCAATTATTATTAGCTACATGATAAGCATTACCGTAATTCTTCAATCCAGCACGTAGTTCGGCAGTTTTATCATAACGAACACGCAACGGAACCCATTTCCAACCATCCTTATTTGATTCAATGTATTTAAATTCGACAATAGTATCTTCTTCGAAATATTCACCTTCTTCTGTCATCATCAATACTTTTGAACCATCTTCTTTTAAAACAACATTACAAAAACAGGCTTCTGGGTCATATGGGTCAGTAGGTTGAAATGGAACAGGTTTATATGTTTCTTCATTATCAATATCATCTGGAGAGGGTAATTCATCATTTAAAATATTTTGGCATGGATTGATAAAACCATGTTTTTTTTCGTCAAAACCGCAACGTAATATCAATGTTTTATATTGTATCAAATCTTGTACTCCTTCCATGTTTTTACCGTCTTGAAATATATGGTGTATTTCATCTTTACCTGCTTTATCCTTTTTAATAGTTACCAAGAAATCGATAGTATTGAATTCAGCTGGTTTCCATTTAAATGAATAATCCCATGTTGATTTATATAATGGCCCAGGAGGTCCACCTTCTTTAACTCCGCCAACTGCCATTTTGGATGGTGTGAAAATCAAACCATCGGTTGTGTACTCAAAAGTATCATCTTTTAATTTACTAAGAATTTTAGCACACCCTTCGAAAATAGTATTATTTTCATTTGCTACTTCGAAAGACTTACATTGAATACGGAAATTAGCAGGTATTTTTGATTTATCATTAGATACTTCTCCTTTTGATTCTAATATAGAAATTGGTTTTACTAATTCAATTAATTGACTTAATAATGGTAAACGAAATTTTGTTTCGATTTCCGTATCATTTGTCGGTACAAATGCCAAATCCCTAACAGATTTTTTATTAATATAATAAACATCAAACGCCGCATATAAATTAATAAAATTACCATTTTTATCATATTTAATATGTTCACCATCTAACAAACTTTCATAAATCGTTTTTTCATTTGTTTTCGCTCCGACGAATATAACGTTCATGTTAGTATCGATTAAATATATTTTACCGTCTTCTGAAATATATAATAATTTTCGTTCTCCGTCCGCTTTTTCAGTAACAGTATAATCATTTCGAATATTAGGTAAGCCAACAACATCATTTTCAGGTTGTATATTTTCCATTTGAAGTGTAAAAGAGCTAGGTCCAATAAAATCTTTTGGAAAAATACGAGAATTGGTTTTATACTCATCTCCATGAATCAGTTTCATATATGATTGTAAAATTACATTACGTTCTACATATGAAATAGGGTATTTTGAACCTTGTAATCCACTAAGTACTACGCGAATCGATTTTTTAATACAATCTAATAATTTTGCGGTGGTATCAAAATTTGAACCAGTACCTACTTTTGAATTATCCACTTCCAATTCAATTTCATAACTTTCTATATTACCAAATACACCAGCTTCTTGAATAGTATATTGAGGAATTGGTACTTTATTGGTTTTTTTAGAACTTTTTACAATACTTAAATCCGCAAAAATAGGCATATCTGGATGATAAAATCGAACACGATTCATACAACGAAACATTTTTTTAGAATCCATCCATTTAGAAATAATATTACGCGCAATATTCGATTGAATATTGAAATCTTCTTCTGTTTGATATGAAACACGAAAATTAAAATCATCCATATCAAGTTTTCTAACAGGAGTCATAATAGCCCCAACATGTTTTATAGCAGTCGCTTTTTTTGTGAATTTTAATTTATTAAATACAGTGGATGGCATATCAATGACTTTTTGAAGACTATTTGTTCTACAATATTCCTGTATCAAATCAGACCCAGTAATTTCAGCACGAATATTCGACATTTTTGTAATACCACTTTTAGGATCTGTATATTCCGATTGAATACGTAATATTTGTGTTCCCTCGATATTTTCCGGTTTAAATCCACATGCCAATAACTGTTTAACTACATTATCATAATCTATTTTAGATATGGGACGTGATAATTTTGGATTAGTACCGAAACGTATTTCCAGTTCATTTACTTTTCTATCAAATACTAAGTATGGCTTACTGTCTAAATAAGATTTTACAATATTTTCGAATTCTTCTTTCTTTTGCTTAGAATCCGTTTGTTTAGAATCTTTTAGTTGTTCATTAGAATTCTGCGGCGTTACTTTAGTATTTTCCATAATATATTATCTTATATAGTAAAATCATATATTATTTTGTTTTTAATTCAATTTTCTAATGCCATTTACATATTTCGCAAATTTGCTCATATAATTCATTCTTTTTTACTTTTATGTTTTCATTATATACGCCCAATTTTCTAGCCAAGTCTATTAAATCGTCTGTTTTATAATTCGATGCGGTTTTCAATGGTTTCATATAATTTTCTAAACATATTAATGTATTTTTCATATTAGTAATATTATCATCATTCAATGGTTCAATATTTACTTTGTATTTACCATATCCATCTTTATATAAAACATATGTCGGTAAATTTTCGTCTTTATTTGAAATAAACTCTAACATAAAACGATTCGTCGAATCTACCATAATAATATTCATTTTGAAATAAGATATCATTGCTATGAAACATAATATAGATGTATCCTTCTGTGAGGTTAAAAAATCGGATAAAATCTCTTGTATAGACGCTTTTGTAATTTTATAATTGGTTTGTTTTAAAACACCTGGATTTTTATTTAAATATTCTATTATTTTTTGCTTTATCTCGAGTTCTTTAATTCCGTAATTTCGACTTACTTGTAAATATTCATTATAACCAAAATGAATAATAAAAATACACCAAAATAATGTATCTTTTTGTGTAGGTGAAATTATATTTTCCGTTTTTATCGAAATGTCCAATTTAGATTCATTACGAGTTGTTGATTCTATGGCAGTAACAGTAGTCATTTCTCGTAATAATTTTTCTTTCAATGAATATATATTTTCGTTTGATTCGATTTGATTTTTGGTGGATTCCAAACAATTATTATCAATTATATTATCTTTTATTTCATCAATTTCTTCAATAACAACATCTTGTTGATTAACAGGTACAGATGGAATAATTTCGTCTTTATTTTTTTTATTGAACATACATGATTGAATTCGTTTTAATAACTCGGGAGTCATTGTTTTCAAATTATTACATCCAAACATTGATTTATAACCACAATACATTATTAATATTATTTATTTATTGAGTTATATGATATTGTCATATTATCTTTATTACCTTTTTCAATAAAGAATGCGTTTTTAAATTCATCCTTTTGATATTCCATTGTAACCAATGTTTCCTCTTGTTGTTTTGAATAATCAATGTATTTTTTTATTTCTTCCATAGTATCTTTATCTAAAAAAGATAGATTTACATATACACCACTTTTATTTTCATTTATTTTACAAAGATTTTTCGATAAGATTTTTAATACTTCTATTTGATGGTATTTATCCATCGATTCTATTTCAGATTTGATTTGTTCTAGAACATTTATTTTATCAATGCTTTCCATCATAGTATAGATATATTTATGGTATGATTTTATATCATTTTTATTGTATATTTAGGTTCTATATACAATAAAAAATAGATTTTATGATTATAAACAAACGTATTATTCTTCCATAATACTAATAGGAGGTTTTTTCTCACGATTATAGGTTGGTTGATTATCAACATTACTATCTAATTTACCAATAACACAAATATATGGGTCGTTTAATTCGAAACGCACACCTACTACTTTGACTACTATTTTTTCGTTTTCTTTTACATTAGCGAAATTTTTATCAGTAAAATGATGGTCACGAGCGACAAATACAGTGATTGGAATTCCTCCTAAATCGTCTATTACCTCAGCATGAATACCTGCTTTTGTAATAGTTTTTGTAGTACATTCTACTAACATACCTTCTACTGGATGACATACCATACAATTGAAAGTTGTTAAGAATTCGATATTTTCATTATTGACAATACCACTAGAATAAGTCAATACTTTTACCGAGTTTGGACGTATAAATCCTTCCGCAATACAACGACCTTCAGTTTTCTTTGATATAGTTTTTTCTAAATTTTGTTTTATGTTTTTACCAACTTCAGTAATCGAAAGAATTACTTTCATTGTCAATATGGATTGAATATACACTCCATATATTTTACGTTTATCCTTATCGCCTTGATTTTGATTTGCGTTTGACATCTTACTACTATAATGACACAAAATATCTTTTTATGTCATTATATATTATTTATTGTTTTTTATCAATTTTTTATTTTTATTTACAATATTTTCTTGGGTATTTTATTAATAGTAGTTTTTTCTAAATCAAAAAACCAGTGTTTGTTATCACTAACCGCATGTTTTTCAGTAAAATATCTAAATAAAATTTCTAAAATAACACATAAGCCCTGTTTTTGAATATTTGCTTGAGAATATAATTCATTAGTATCAGTATATATTTTTTCACCCAAAACATAATTTAATCTTTTCATTAAATCTTGTTTTCCAGCACTACTACATTTAGCACCTCCTCTTTTATCTGACATTTCTTTTGTTTTGAATATAATTTCATCATTCTTGAAAAATGACATAAACCCGACAACACTATTTATTTTTGAATCTGGAATAATAAATTTTGTTAATTGGCTTTTATAATTTTCAAAATCAAGAGGGTTGATTAGAGTCCATTCCATTAGATTATTTGGATTTTGGTGATATATAATCCACTTTTCATCATTATTAACGAGAACAATAGCCTTTTCGTTTTTATAATCGACACGTTTTTCATCAAAATATTGTTTGATTATGTTCTCTATTTCAATATACACTTTTTCCGTGTTATAAAGTTCTCTTACTAATACTAATTTCATATCATATTTAAGAGTATCTAGATAATGATAGACAATATATTTGATTAATAAATCTTTTGGAATTTTATGTACTACTAATAACCATTCAAATACATGACCACAATGTTTATACCAGTCAATATCACTTGATGCTAAATTAGTTTTCTCAATAGAATACATTAAATTAGTTTTTAAATTATTAATAATGTTCTCATAATCGAGTTTATTTTTTTCTTGTAAGTTCTCTTCTACAATTACATTTTCTGCCATTTTATCTATTTCATTTTCCACTATTTTTTTATTTTCATAATTTTTATTGGCAGGTAATTGTAATTCTAATGAATCTTTTTTGTATTCAACAGGAACACTTCTTTCATAAAGAGATGCTTCTTCGTCAGTTATCTCGATAGGTTGGAAAACATAGTAATTTTCTTTATTAATTAAATACCCTTTTCTACTATATTTATCTAATAAATATTCATTTTTATTATCAATAAACCGAGTCAATACATAATCAATTTGTTCAATAGGGTATTCTTTGATAACATTAATTGAATTAATTAATTGTTCTCGTTTATAAATAAAATGTTCTTTAAATAAATCACGAATACGTTTTGTAATAGTAGAATAATTCATTGATAAGAATTCATTATTATATGTAGTTTGATTGATATCAGTATCCTTAATAACAACATTCGATGAACATTTAAAACTACAATTATCCATATAATCACATATCTCGGAAAATGGTTTATCGCCTATTTTAAAATCAATTTCTGTATCATTTTGACTAGATAATTTTATTTTGATATTTTTGTTTTCAGGTAATTCCATTATTTTATCAATCGTGAAATTAGTTTGCCCGATATTCAATAGACAATCTACCGCAATTTCTTTCAATAATCTGGTGACTTTTCCAATATTGGTTGCTTTGTTCTCAGCATAACGATAAACATACATATCAACCGGTTCTTCATCATTATTAGGTAATGTAGAATGTAAGAATATTTCAACATTTCTTTCTTCAAATGGTAATTGACAGTGACTTAAATTACGAACACCTCTTCCTATAATTTGTTCGATTCTATTCATATTATACCATGGTTCCATAATATGTACCTGTCTAATATTTTTAAAATCAACTCCTTCAGCAGCTGCCTTAGAAATCAATACCACTTTTACATTTTCACCATATTTGTTCTCAGGATTAGTAATATATTTAATATCAGCTAGATTATTGGGCGAAAATGCTTTATCTCCAGTAATCATAACATATTTGGCTTGTTTAAATTTACCAGGTTCTCCATTTTCTTGTAAATATTTCGATTTAGGTTTCATTGTCAAAGCATCGATTGGTTCAGTAGGAGGTGTTTTGAATAATGGTTTTGTATGACTAGCAAAACCGTAACGTGTAAATCCCATTTCTTCTAATGCTAATGCGATAGGTACGATGCCACCATCAATATATTGAGAATAAACGAGAACAATTCCAGTGGAATCCAGAATAGATTGACAAACACTATGTATTTTATTACTATATTTATGTATTTTCTCCATTTGAAATATACGTCCATGGTTAGGGTTCTCTACTATTTCAGGTTTATATTCAAAATCATAACGGAGTGAATAATTAGATACAATCGATTTGTATGTCATTATGTTAGAAAGACCGGTTTTGCCTACCATATTTTTAATAATATCTTTATTTCTTTCATCATCGCTTGGTTCGTTGTCGGCGAGTTTATTATCTAATTGAGAACTTGGATAAACAATATTTAAAGCTTCTAATGGTTCTAATAATAAATGATAACCAAATGATTCCATGTTCTCGAAAGATGGCATAATCCGTTCTTTACCAAACTTATCAACTACATCAAAAGATTTATTAATCAAATTATTCATTATAAATTCATAACCTTTTTGTTGATATTCACCAATTTTACTTACATAAATAGGAACATATTGTAAAGGAGTATCAATCTCTTTTTTATTCATTTGTATTTTCGGATATTCTTCTTTTTTAATGGTATTTTCAGGAGAAAAAACATCAGGATAAATACGATAAGGGAATGTATAAGGATTTTCACCACGAACATATGAAACATAACCAGTTAATTTCCTTTGTAAAAGTTCTCTACCACCTTCTAATAAAACATCATTTTTATTTGTTCTCTCTTCTAAGAAATTACCTTTGGAATCGAAAACATCATTTTCTTTAATAGTACTACGTTTATCAACTAAATTCATAAGATTCGTTAGCCATATAATTTCAGTTTGACTATTATACATAGGTGTAGCAGATAACAATAACAATCGAATATTTTCAGCATGTTTTACTACATACATCAATAAACTAGCGGTTCTCTTTTTTTTATTATCATCTGCTAGACGAATATTATGGACTTCATCTATAATAATTAGTCGATTATTGAAAAACTTCTTGATAGTTTTTTATGAATGGTTTTTGCCTCTTTTTCTGAATATTCCGTTTTATCATTTAATTTAATAGCACGTTTGATATAATTTGCTAATTCAACATAACCTACAAATTTATAATATTGATTTATTAAACTATTTATTTCACCGATTACACGTTCTCTTGGAATACCTTGTAAGCTAGTAGGGTTGATTTCTTTCAATAAATTATTACCAATACATGTATTTAAATTCCATAATCCATTTTCCAGTTTTAGTTTTCGTTCGTCAAATAATTGTAATCTGAAATTTTGCTGTACATTCGGTGATGCCACTACTAAAATCTTTTGTGTTAAACCGACTTGTTTCATAAATCCACGCATTTCTTCAGCTATACCAATCGCACTACAGGTCTTACCTGTACCTAATCCGTGATATAATAATAAACTATTATAAGGTGTTTGAAATGATAGGAAATTCTTTACAAATAATTGATGTGGAACTAATTCAAAATCCGCATCGCATAATAAATTAGTACGTTCTCGAATATCGTAAATTTTTCCATCATATTTAGTATCATTAAATTCTTTTAGTTTTGCTATTTTCAAATTAAAATCAGGATCATTTAAGTCTGGATACAAAAAGTCATTGGATTTATCTATTTTACTATTTTCATGTTCTAATTTTTCTTTATTAAAAAGAAAGTCGTTATATTCTTTCGAATCAACATCGACAGGAGCAATACCGACTTGTTCGTTTAATTTTTGTTCTTCTCTAGATTCAGCTATATCTGATATATCAGGAATAGGTTCTGTGTTAATTCTTTCTATATCCGGTGTTATTTCTTCTTGCTCAACCGATTTCAATTCTGGAATTACTAATTTTTCTTCAGGTATTTCTTGTATTTCAATATTTTCAGGAGTCTCAATGATAGTTTGTTCTATTTGTTCAGTTCCTACTGGTTCTATTTTATCAATAACATCATCCAATACTTTTTCAACAATAGGGTTTTCGATAACTACTTTATCGATTGGTTTCAATAAGACTTTTTGTTTTATTTTTTTAGGTAATACAAGTTCTTGACCAAAATTATCAAGAGTATCATCTCTTATTTTTAACCGATTTTTCTCAGTTTTTACGGTTTCACATTTACCAGTAATAATATTTTTTCTAGTGCCATTCGGACACTCTGTTTTTGAGCGATTTAATAAGGAGTCTAATAATGGATTTGGAGTATCCACATCAATATTAGCTGGATAAATCCTAGTTAGTTCGTCAAATAAACCATTTATTTTTGAAAAAATAGTAGAATTATTAATAATCTCTTGTTTTGATAAATATTTCAAAACATAATCTTTTTTATAACGTTCAATAATGCCTATCACACCTAAACGGTCATCTTTACCATAAAGAATTTGCTCAATACCCACTAGTTTTGCGGTTTTGATATCTCTATATTCAATAGCACGCATATCTGCTCCCTTGGTTTTAAAATCATTGTTTTCAGTTAATTCACCGAGAACATAACATAATTCAGGACCAGTAACTAGATTACCATTGATATACGCTTTTTTACCTCGGTCGCCGGATTTAATTTCGATAATAGAATTCATATTTTCTACATTTAATAATTCTTTAATTATTTCGATAGCTCTTTCCGTAGTTTTTCTTTTTTTCTCTTCCGTATCAATGCCTTGAATTTTACCACCCAATATTTTTTTAGTATTTCTAGTATTATGTTTATTCATATTATGGCTTGATTTATCATTATTTTTTCTTGTTACAAATTTCATAAGAAAATGTTAATAATGTCTATATATTTGATAGATATTATTATATACGTTTCAACAACTAAAAATTTTATACGTTTTCAACATATTATGAATATTCGTTATTAATTTTATTTTTTCTAAATTATAAGGCCTTATCGATTCAATACATTCTTGATATGTTTTCCATTCCATTTTACTTACTTCTGATTTTTCAAAATTATCCATATTTGTAGTATCCGAGTAATTCATAAAATTCAAATAATATTTATGTTTATAAGATTTATAATTCGAACCAGTAAATATCTCTTCAAATGGTAATATATTTTGAATATTTTTCAATTTATTATTCTTAAATCCAGTTTCTTCACAAAATTCACGAATTGCACAATCATAATCTTTTTCTTGATAATTTCGACGACCTTTTGGAAATCCCCATTCAGGTTCGCCCCATAGTGGAAATGTATTACTGTATTCAATTAACATATCCATATTATAAAAATCATTCTTATTTAAAATACCCTTTTTTAAAACATTGAATTTTTCTCTGGAAGTTAATTCTTCTGATTTATATTGGTTTGAAATATGTTCATTACCCCATATAGATTTCCATAAAGAATCGAAAGACATGTTCTTGATATTTTCTTTTTCTTGATTGGTCATTTGTTTTAGCATATTAATGATATAATCTTTGTTATATACAGAATATTTACCACGCATAAAATCTATATATCCTAAAGTATCTTTTCGTCTTATCATTAGATATTCTATGTTATTGTTATTATTTATACGATATACTATTATTCCTATACTAGTAATCGGCATTTTACATTGATGATATAAATGTCCTATTTTACCACAATTATTACAATAATTATCATTCATTTTTAATTTTTCAAATACGATTATCCTATTTGATTATAGTAACATGTCTTTATATATTTACTTTATCAAAGAATGGATTTATCTAACAAAAATTTTTTCAAGCCAGATGTTTGGGGGCCGCATTATTGGTTTTTTTTACATACAATAGCAGAGTCTTATCCCATTACACCGAATAGTATTACAAAAAAGAAATACTATGATTTGATACAAAATATGCCTCTATTTATTCCAGTAGTTGAAATGGGAGATAAATTTAGTGAATTTTTAGATAAATATCCGGTAACACCATATTTAGATAATCGCGATTCTTTCGTTAGATGGGTACATTTTATTCATAATAAATTCAATGTTCTATTAGGAAAAGAACAGATATCATTACCTCTCGCTTTAGAAAAATATAGAGCCCAGTATAAACCTAAACCAATTTATTTATCAGAAAAAATAAATTTACGAAAACATTATATTCATGCTGCACTTATATTGATTTTTGTGATTTTAATCTATATCTATTATGAATAACTTTCTCAATATAATATAGATAATATAAATAAAATTCATATATGAGAATTGAGATTATCATTTTTATAATAGCAGCTTTTGTGATTGCTAATATTTATACAGATGGAAAATATATGAAACTATTAATGTCATGGAAAAAATATTATCAGATAGTAGGTGTAGTTTTTATAGCGCTTATGTTATATATTTTGATTAAACGTAATCCATTAAGAGCTAGAGAAATAGTATCAACTACAAATGATTATATCAAATATTTACCTATAGATAGAAATACATCAAATTTCATTTCACCTATATTAGATTTTACGTCAAAACAGAATTTTGTCGAAAACAATGGTTATGCGAATGACTATAACTATCCAGTTATACCAATGCCAAATTATCAATCAAACGCTGAATCTAAAATAATGAATTCTGGCAAAAAATCGACAAAACGTTCAGTAAGTGAAACAAAAAAGAAGTTTGTAGCAGCAAGACAGAATTGGACATGTGGAGATTGTAAGAAACAATTACCAGCGTGGTTTGAGGTAGATCATACAATACGTTTAGAAAGAGGAGGTTCTAATCATGTAGATAATTTAGTTGCTTTATGTAGAGATTGTCATGGTAAAAAAACAGCAATTGAGAACTTATAATTCATCTGTTGAAAATAGATATTATTTATGAATAAATATATTCACAAATAATATACAAGTCATAAATATTTTATTGAAAATGTTAGATAGAATAAAAAATTTTTTTCAAAAAATAATTAGTTCCATGATTAAATTTATCAATGACAAAAGAAATGATTTTTCTGAATTTATAAATAATGTATTAATCGATAACGATTTACAAAATTGCTTAATAAAATATGGAATAATCTATGTTTTTATTTTAGTAGCAATAATAATATTAGGTTATGCTGCTAAAGATATAACTGCCGTAACTACAAAGTTATATGTTTATATTTTTGGATTGATAATACCATTTGTTATGATATATTTTTTATTGATAAATAAAACAAAAAATAATACTTCAAATTATAAATTATTAGTTTATGCCCTATTGTTAATTTTTGTATCTACATTATTATATTATTTTACAAATACAAATTCTCCTACATTCTTAGTAGCGAGTTATATAATAAATGTATTATTATTAGTAATTATATTAGTAGGATTAGCTATTTTCTTTTATATCTTTAGTAATTATTTAAAATCGTTATCAGGTTGGACTGGATTTTTCGTGTATTTACTATTTTATATTCCATGTCTATTAATTATTTTTATAAAATACATTTTGAATGAATTCAAAATGACAACAAATATAGTGTTTATTTTATTTATACTAGAAATAATATTAATATTGTTATATTTTTATTTACCAAAACTATTGAACAAACTCTCAAGTAAAGATGGAATTGTAATATTAAAAGAATCCGCTTTTTTGGATAAACAACAAATATTATCCAGTTCATCTGATTTAAAAATACCTGATTTAGACCCAAATAATTCTCAAAAAAACACATTTAGACGTAATTATTCCATATCATTATGGGTTTATTTAAATAAACAATCCAGTGAATATAAAGCATATTCAAAAGAAACAAATATTTTCGATTATGGTAATGGAAAACCAAGAGTAACATATTATAACGATTCGTATGATTCTAAATATACAGACAAATACATTTTTTATTTCAATGAGTCAAATAGTGATAAATCTGGTTATGAAATATCTTTACCTGACCAAAAATGGCATAATTTCGTATTTAACTATAGAGATAGTATGGTAGATTTATTTATAAATGGTAATTTAGAAAAATCGTATAGTTTTACTGAAAATAATAATCAAAACTTTTTTGTGAGTGATCAAATAACCATAGGTAATACTGATGGTTTATATGGAGCTATATGTAATATAAAATATTATACAGAACCTTTAACACAATTCCAAATAGTAAATATGTATAATTTACTAATGAATAAAAATCCGCCTGTAAATAATTTATAATGATTTAATATAAAAGTAATCGAAAAAATAATGAATCCAGTGCTTATTATTTTAGGAATTGTTATTGCTATATTGATTTATGTTTTGTATAGATATTTTACAATTAAATCCACAACTATTCAATCAAGTGCTAGTTTAAAAACGCCTGTTACGCAAATTACAAATATTACTAGTCCAACAAACACTAGATATGCGTATGGAATATGGATTTATGTAAATAGTTGGGATATTAATGCCAATAAGACTATTTTTAGTCGTAAAGATAATTTAAAATTATATTTAGATAAGAGTAGTCCGATGTTAAAATTAGATATGACAATGAGTAATAGCACAGTGGCTACACCAGTCGTTGAAACACTTACTGTTACTGATAATTTCCCTATTCAAAAATGGTGTCATATTATTGTTAGTGTTGATAATCAGTTTGTAGATGTATATATGGATGGTAAATTAGTAAAATCCAAACGCTTTTATACAATTACAAATTCTGGACAAACAACCATAGGTAATATGCCAAAAACTCCAGGAGATATAACAGTTCCAGTTTTCTTAGGAAATTCGGATGTATCCGTAGTACCATTCAGTTCATTTGATGCGTATGCTGCTATGTTCAAACGTTGGACTGGCCCAGTAGACCCACAAACAGCATGGAGTAATTATATGGAAGGCAATGGAGGTAATAGTCTTTCAAAAACTCTTTCATCTTATGGAATCAACGTGGCAATATTAAAAGATAATGTCGTTCAATCGAAATTCGCATTGTTCTAGAATTTACGATAAGAATAAAAGATAAAACCCACAAAATAAAAAATCGTTATATTATAATATAATATAACGAATATAAATGAATAATTTTCAACCAATACAGGCACAACAAATACAAATACCAGAATCTGTAAAAACCGGATTTGATAACGTAAGTAATACATTTAATAATGTGAAATCAAGTATTACAGAATCTATCAACCAATTTTCGGATTCGGCTACAGCAGGAGTTGGTGCTTCTAGTTCTTTTTTAAGTTCTAACACAGTAATAGCAAAAATAGCCTTTTTAATTCTTGTTTTAATAGTTTTTATGTTTTTGGTTAATTTAGGGATTATTTTAATAGGATATTTTCTTACTCCATCTGACGACCCATATATTATAAAAGGTATGATTGATGGAACAAATAGTAAAGTAGTATCACAAGACCCAAAATCAAAAGATACTATACCTATAAAGCGTTCAAATAACCAAACCTCTGGTATTGAATTAACATGGAGTTTTTGGATATATTTGAATGATTTAGGTAATGAAAATAATAAATATCAACATATTTTCAATAAAGGAGATAGTAATTTTGATAAAACATCCGCTATATCTACTATTAATAATAGTCCCGGTGTTTATTTAGGACCTAAAAATAATAGTTTATTAGTGATAATGGATACTGTTAATAGTACAGATACAAATAATAGAATCAATATTGATAATATACCTATTCGTAAATGGGTACATGTGGCTATACGTATAAAAAATACTATTTTGGATGTTTATGTAAATGGAGTTATATCAAATCGCTTAGTTTTATTGAACGTTCCAAAACAAAATTTCAATGATATTAATTTATGTCAAAATGGTGGATTTAATGGTAAATTATCGAATTTACGTTATTATAGTAGAGCATTGAATGTATTCGAAATTAACGCAGTTGTTCTATATGGTCCTAACTTAAATATAGCAGATACTAGTTCATTACAAAATAAAAACTTTAATTATTTATCTAGACAATGGTATTCACAACAACTATAATTTTCTGTCTTGAAAATATAATTTGATATATATATTATAAAAATGGGAGATATACCGTTAAGTACAGCATGCCAACAACGGAAAATACAAATGTTATTTAATATTCCACCAATTAGATATGAAAAAGTATCTCCATATGTTGAATATCCTCAATTTAATCAAAAAGATTTTGATATGCGTAGAAAAGTTGAAATATTGAAATATGAAGGTAATAAAACAAATACAAAAACAAATAAATTTAAAAAAACTGAACGTTGGGCACAATTAGTGAGTGGAAAAACACAAAAATCATCATTTACTAGTATTTTTACAACTAATATCGATAATACTACCGGTAATTATACAATAACAGAAACAAAAGCTACTATTCCTGATTGTTCTATGGATGACTTAATACCTACTCCTACGTCTTCATCTGGTATTCCTGGTCCTATAACATATTTAGTATATAATCCGAATGTACCATTATATAATTATGCTACAAAAACGAATCCTTACGCATTTGCTGATTCGAACGATTATGATAAATGGAAATATTTTACTACTAATGATATAAAATGTCAATCTGGTGTAGAAACTAAAATTTTTACATTATATATTAAACCAAACATAGACCAATATTCTTATACATATTCTTTTAGTATTCCTATTGGACTATATGTGAATGGAACAAATATTTCCAACGCGATACTAAATCGACCATTACAATTTAATGATATCAGTTTAAATATTAATTCAATAGAATTAACAGCATATTATAGTAATCAAAAAGTTACATTACAGAAAACAGCAACTATTATACCATCTAGAGATATTTCTATGAATTATAATATATCATTTACTCCTACGAGTATATATAATTCATATGCAGCCGTATTATATAGTGGTATGTTACAAGTATCAAATGTATATTTATTTACAGAACCAGGATACATATATGATATTTATATGAAATTTAACTTGGGTTTAAATTTGAGTAATAATACAATATATAGTACTAGTATTCTAACTACGAGTTATGGAGTTATTTGTAATTTATCTTCAAACAATAAAAAAACAGAAGTGAATACTACTATAAATAGTAGTCAACCGAATGGTTATTCTGCTTTCAATTTTAATGGGTTATAATATATTATATTATATATAGAAAACTAATTACATTTTATACAATATTTTTCACGGCATATTGGGCAACTTTCACATTTTTTTATACAGTCATAACATATATAATGACAACACCCTGGAACTATAATTGTTTCTGAATCCATTTTTTCGTAACATACTGGACAATCTTCATAACTATTTTGTTCGTTTAATAATTCTATTATTTTATTCGTTATCCGGTTATGATTATTTGAAAATATTTCATTTAATTTTCTTATTTTTCTATGAAGAAATCGATTCTTCTGTTCATTCATAATAACTAAATCGTGTAATTCTTCTATTTGTTCTGATAAACGGTCATTTTCTTCACTTAAATCATTGTGTATTTTTAATAATTTATTATATTTTGCTTTTGTAATTTCTAATTCTGGTTTTATTGGATAAGGAGAATGGTTTTTATAATAACATACATCTATGGTTACATTGAATGAGGGGTTATCTGATTCAAAATGGTTTTCGTTAGTATTCATATTATAAACATATGCCCATGAAAGAATCTTGAACCCATCAAATAATCGATATTTATCGAAATAATCTAAGAATTTTGTTTCAAAATAATCAAAGTCTGGTAATACCTGGTCTGTATATACAGAGTCGCGTGGATGAATTAATTGGCCGTCTTCATCAAATATGTCATGTGTAATATCACATATTTTATATTTACTGGGAATTGTTAAAATATATTCATGAACATTTTTTTTTGTATTTTTTGTTAATAGACGCAAAGGATTATAATATTTTAATTCATCGTTTTTGATTTCAGTCATAAAGAATTCATCAAAAGAATCACGAAAGCGTTGGTCACGTGTCATATTATTGAGTTTTGTATTAGTATTATTTTGTTTTTATAATACTAATTTATGTAATAAATTCATCAATTTTTTATGTTTATAATATATATTATGCCATTTATTGGTACTTATAATGGAGCTATGAAAATATTATCAGAAATAGGAACAGGAACTTGTAAAGGAAATTGTAAGTCGACATGGATTCGTAATCTAAAATATGCTTTAAAAACAAAAACAAATCCTTTAGGATTAAATGAAAAACAACGTAAAAATATGACTGAAAAAATAAAGAGTGTTTCTGATAGAAATGCTATAAATAATCATAGTAAAACATTGAAAAAATATAAAAATAGAAAGTCTCCACCATATCCAGCGAATGAAAATTGTAATAAAATAATGATAGGTAATGATGGAAATATGTATATTTCCAAACCAAATAAAAATAATATTTGTTCATGGAAAAAAATATAAAATATTATTGAATCATATTTATGTACTCGAGCATATAGTTCAATTCTTTTATATATTTCGTTGTAAATGTCGATAAATCAAATTCTAATTCTTCTGTTCTATTGAGTACAAAATAAAACATATATTCATAAACTGATAATAATTCTTTCATTTTATCAATATCGTTAGTATTTTTTTTATTTTTAAAATGATAAACATAATTATCCAAACATACATATGGTTTTTGTAAATAAATAATTGGTTCAAATGATAAATCATCTTTTAATTTCATAAAAATATTATAAACGGCATTCATTTTCTTTAATATTCGATGGTAATTAGCGTATATATCCTGATTTATTTTATATGCGGGTACATCATAACTTAATGCCGAAATATTCGATATCCAATTTAAATCATCTATAAATGTTCTATCTATTTCGACTAGATTACCATCAACACAATAACTTTTCACTGAGTCATAATCACATTTTGTTTTATAATAATCATTGAGTTTTTCTTCAACGTGACTTTTTAATTTATCAATATCACTTTTTGGTAACTTAGGAAAGCATTCACATTTATTCATAATATTTTCGATTATATCTAATTCAGTTTCAATAATTGGAAAACTATATCCGAGTTCATGGTAAAGGGTTCTCTGTAAATGGTCATCGAGAACCTCGGTTGAATAACTACCACCGCGTACATTTTCAATACCATAAAATGACATATATTTTTTAACATACATATCAACCTCTAATTCAGTAGTAATATTGATAGATTCATGAATACTTAATGGATTATTGTTTTTTGCGAAACTATACAATAATTTAGATTCCATAAATATTTTTTCTGGTTCTGTTCGATTTGACATATGTAAAACCCATTTTTCATTTTCCAAAACTATAACGTATAATGTTTTCGTTGTCATCAACGATTGTATTTATAAATATAAGCATA